TCTGCATAAATATGATGAGATACAATTCTATAGTTTGCAGAGAGATACTGATACTAGGGAATTACCTGATAAAATCAAAGACCTTCAGCATCTGATCATTTCATGGGAAGATACTGCTGCCGTCATACATAATTTGGACCTTGTGATTACATCATGTACAAGCATAGCACATCTTGCATCAGCGATGGGGAAACCAACATGGGTTATTGTACCCTTATTACCATATCATATATGGGCGTATGGAGACAGACATTCTCCTTGGTATCAAAAAACGACAAGAGTTTTCAGACAGAAAAAATTTGGTAATTGGAATGAGACTTTTGAACTTTTGGAAACAGAATTAATTGAATATTTCGGACTAAAAAATAAGGAGTGAGTATGAGTGAATTATATTATGTTGCCGGGCTACCAAGATCCGGAGCGACAATGATGATCAATATATTGAAACAGAATCCAAAAATACATGGTGAAGCGGTAAGTTCTTTGTGTTCCATATTCAGTTCTGTTCATTATAATTGGGAGAAACTTGAACCTAATCGTGAATATAGAAATGATGCTGCTAGGTATGATGTTCTGAAAGGTATCCTATATAATTATCATGCAAGTCATAATAGAGAAATTGTTTTCGACAAGGACAGAATGTGGGTTAGCAGAATTGCAATATTGGAAGCACTATTGCAAAAGCAAGTAAAAATTCTTTGCCCAGTTAGAAATCCAGCAGAAATTCTTTCCTCATTCGAAAAAATCAGAAGAAATAATCCTTTGACCGTCACGATGACAGATGATATTCAAGCAGAATCTTCGACAATCGCATCTCGGGCATATCATTTCGCAGGTCCAAATGGTCCTATGGGTCTTGCACATGCTTGTATCAGAGATGCTGTTACGATGGGATATCTAGACAGAATGCTATTCATCGATTACAATCGATTCTGTAATAGCCCTAGAAGTCAATTGAAACGTATTTACGACTTCTTTGAACTTCCTAGTTTTGATCATGACCTTGAAAATATTGAGCAGAAGGAAGTATATGATGACACCATACAAAAGCTTCCTAATTTGCATAAAATCAAACCTAGACTTGAAAAAACTACCGTGAACTGTGTCGATTATTTGGGACTTGATTTGTATCAACAGTACAACAGAGAAATATTCTGGGATGCGTGGATTTAATGTTCACCCTTGATAATGTTATTTCGATCCGTGACAAAGTAAGAAGGAATGTATTAGTATCTACTGATCACGGATTGATGATAGTCAATCGATTTGACTGTAATCATGAAATGGTTGGGCATGGGCAATGGTTGTTGGATCATGGTAGCGCATCGTCATACGAAGTAAATGTAATATATGATTATGTGAGAAACATTAGCGAACCTATCATCTTTGATGTTGGTTCAAATATTGGTACATTCGCAACATTCCTTGCAAAATTATTACCCAAAAGCAAAATATATTGTTTTGAACCACAAAGAATTATATTCCAAATGTTATGTGGAAACTTAGCGATAAACAACTTCGACAACTGCTATACATATAATATAGGATTGAGTAATTCAGATGGATTCATCAAACTGAAAGAGCCTGATTATCAACAGCATGTCGATTTTGGAACATTCAGTCTGATCAATGATATCATCGAAAAAACTTCTGGTATAGAGTATATGGTACAAATGATGACTTTGGACAGTTTTTTCGAGTCATTTAAAATTCCAAAATTGAATTTTTTAAAAATTGATGTTGAGGGTATGGATGTGGAAGTATTAAAAGGTGGTAAAAATACTATCAAAAAATACAATCCTGGTATTTTGATAGAACATTCTGATAACAGAAGATCAATATTGAATGAGATACTTGATTATCTAGGTTTAGATAATTATAATTTCAAGACTTATGAAAATAATCTTTTAGCATTACCGAAATAATGGAGATATTATGAATATTGTGCCTGAGCATACCAAATTGAATTTGGGTTGTGGGTTTAAAAAAATTTATGATCATTGGAACGTAGATTCTGAAGCAAGATGTAATCCAGATCAGGTAGTCGATCTTGAAGTGACACCATGGCCATGGGAAGATAATTTCTTCGATAGAATCAATGCAGATAATGTACTTGAACATTTGGGGCAAAATCCAAAACAGTTTACCAATATTATGAAGGAAATGTATCGTGTCAGCAAAAATGGTGCTGAGTGGTTCATCAACGTACCACACCATAGATGCGATTTATATTGGGATGATTATACTCATGTGCGGGTATTGACACCCAAGACTTTTAAAATGTTCGATCAATCTGTAAATGTAGAGTCTATCAAAAAAAGATTAAGTGATAGTGTTTTTGGATTAGTTCATGGTATCGATATTGAAGTCACAGATACATCATACAATATCGTAGGATATTGGTTGAACCAACAACAAGATGGTATGCTAGGGTCTAAACAATTGGACATCAACCTAAATACACTAGCTAACGTAGCAGAATCTGTGAATATTTTTCTTACTGTACATAAACCAGGAAGATTTGAGGATTATTTAAAGGCGCCAGTTTAGTCATGAAAAAAATACTTGTGATGGGTCTACCAGGATCCGGTAAAACATATTTTGCTTCGGAATTGAAGAAGTATCTTGAACAGAACAATAAATCTGTAATGTGGTTGAATGCTGATGAAATTCGAAAGCATTTCAATGATTGGGACTTTTCCAAAGAAGGTAGAATTCGACAGAGTATTCGAATGGCTACTCTTGCTGAAGAATGTTCCGAAGATTATGTGATTTGTGATTTTGTCGCTCCTCTGACAGAAATGCGAAACAATTTCAAGGCTGAATGGACTATCTGGATGGATACAATCGATCAAGGTAGATTCGAAGATACCAATAAGATGTTCATTGCTCCTGATGTGTATGATTTCAGAATCAATGAAAAGAGCGCGGAGAAGTGGTCTGAATATGTAGGATTCATGATTTTGAATGAAAAAAGACGACCTACATTCGATTGGAAAAAAGAAACTGTACAAATGCTTGGGCGTTGGCAACCATGGCACCAAGGACATCGTGCATTGTTCGAACGTGCTATCACAAAGACTGGGCAGGTTGTCATTCAAATCAGAGACTGTCAGGGTTGGCAAGGTTCAAATCCATTCGCAATCGACCAAGTTAAGGGATATATTCGTAGAGATTTAGACCCTCTGTACCAAGGAATGTATGAAATTCAAGTCGTTCCTAATATCGTAAATATAACATATGGTAGAGATGTTGGGTACAAGATCGAAAAAGAAGAATTTGACAGTTCTATTACAAACATTTCGGCGACAAAGATTAGGGAATCGATGAATTTGTCTTGACATTCTTGTGGTATAAATAATGAAATAACCCTATAGTTATGTTCATATGTCTAAAATTACCACAAGAACAGATTTCAAACAGTATTGCCTGCGTAGATTAGGCTTCCCAGTCATCGATATCAATGTCGATGATGATCAGGTGGAAGATCGAATCGATGATGCGCTACAATATTGGCAAGATTATCACTTTGATGGTCTACAAAAGATATATTTCATCAAGAGACTGGATCAGGCTGACATTACGAATCAATATGTCAATCTTGATCCAAGTCTGACAAAAGACCCATCGAACAATTCTACCGAAATTGTTGGTGTTACTCGGGTATTCCCAATAACAGATTCTCAAGTCACAGTAAATATGTTTGACTTGAGATATCAACTGCGTCTGAATGAATTGTATGATTTCACCTCAGCATCGTATATCAACTATACATTGACGCAGCAGCACCTACGATCCCTTGAAATAATGTTCACGGGTGAAGTCCCTATCAGGTTCCAACGACACACCCATAGGTTATACATCGATTGGAATTGGGGAGCAGCGGCTACAGTAGGTAGCGTCGTAATCGCAGAATGTTATGCTACGATCAATCCAGATGCATATGGTGAAATATGGAATGATCGTTGGATGAAAGAATATGCGACTGCATTGATCAAAAGATCCTGGGGAAATAACATGAAGAAATTCCAGGGTGTTCAATTGCTTGGTGGCATAAGTCTCAATGGAGATAAGATATACCAAGAAGCTGCTGATGAAATAGAGAGATTGGAATCTGAAATGGAAACCAGATATGGAAGTCCATTGGAATTCTTCTTGAACTAACGATAAAAGAATTCAATGGCTACCTCACAATATTTCAACAATTACAGTAATCGATACAACGAACAAAGGTTGGTGGAGGACCTTATTGTTGAAGCCATAAAAATGGTAGGGACTGATTGTTATTATCTTCCGAATACGAATGCTTCGGCTAGAGATTTAATATATGGTGAAGATCCTCTGAAGTCGTTTACTGCTGCATTTCCTATTGAATTATATCCAGCTAACGTAACCGAATACAATGGCTCGACTGAAATATTCAGCAAGTTTGGATTGGAAATCAAAAGTGGTATGACAGTCATAATGTCGAAAAGATCATTTTCCGAAAGGATTGTGAATGGTACGACATTGACAAGACCTCAGGAAGGCGACTTAATTTTCATTCCTGCATTGAATGGTGCTGGTGAATTGTTTGAGATTCGATTCGTTGACCAGAACAAAGACATGACTATGTTTGGTAGAAGGTTTCCATTCTTCTATGAAATGGATCTAGAGAAATTCAAATATTCAAATGAAACTATTGCTACTGGAGTTGAATTGATCGATGATGTACAAAGACTTGATGCATACACTAAATTGTTGACCATCAGAAGTGCGAATGGTATCTATACTGTAGGTGAGACTGTATACCAAAGTACAGATAGTACAACCGCTAATGCATTCTCTTCTGGTGTCGTATCAGGATACGATGCGCCTTCAGGCTATCTATATGTCAATACTATCAAGGGTGAGTTCGTTGCAAATTCATATGTCAGAGGTCTAACATCAAATGCTATCTCTACATTGTATGGAACAGACCCTTATGAGCAGGCACAGCACGAATCGACATATGACAACAAAGATATCAATTCTGAATCTATTGGTGTGATCGATAATTCTGAAACAAATCCTTTAGGTAAGATATAATGTCAATAGTATCATCATACCATCAAATAATCAGAAAGATCATTATCGGGTTTGGTAGCATCTTCGATGATATAACTTTAGTTCGCACAAATGATGATGGATCAGAAAATCAAAGAATAAAGGTGCCTTTGATTTATGCAGCAAAAGAAAAGTATGTTGCAAGATTAGTTGGGGATCCCGATCTCGACAAAAAAATTCAGGTTGTATTACCGAGAATGTCATTTGATCTTCTTGGTATGGAATATGATTCCACAAGAAAATTGATAACCAATATACAGACTAGGGCGCCCACAGCAAATCCCAATCTGATGAATTCGACATACAATCCTGTTCCATATAATTTTGATTTCTCATTATACCTATATGTTCGTAACATTGAAGATGGTACACAAATAATCGAACATATATTGCCGTATTTCACACCGGACTATACCCTGAAATTGAATCTGGTTCCTGAAATGGGATTAGTAAAAGAAGTTCCTATCGTTCTGAAAGATGTTACATATGATGTAGAATTTGAAGGTGAATCATTATCAGATACTCGGGTTGTTATTTGGACTCTGAACTTCACGGCAAAGGCTTTTCTATATGGAAACGTTTACAGTAGCGGCATAATAAAAGAAACAATCATCAATATATTCAATCTGAATGGTATAGGAAAAACAGATCAGGTAGAATTTGTAATGGCGAATACTGGATTTGGGTATTATAAAACAAAAGAGTTGGTGTTTCAAGGGTATTCTTTAGGTACGGCAACAGCAACAGCAGAAGTCGTATCATATAGCAATGTGACAAATAAACTCGTTGTGACGAATCTTGAAGGTGGATTCAAGAGCAATACTACATTGGTTGGCGCATCATCTCAATCTGAATATACATTAAAAAGTTTCACGATTGCGAATACTTGGATGGCAACTATAGATACTAAGGTCACGCCAAATACTGCAACCGCAAATTCAACATTCAGTTATTTGACAACAATAAAGGAACATAATTAATCATGTCGAAATTTGAAAAGAGTATGGAAGAAATTTTTGATATTGTGCCAAGTTCTATCGAAACAAAACCTGTAGTTGCAACAGAAAAAAAATCTTCAAGCGGCGATGCTAAATTGGATGACGATTTATCAGATGATTATCGCGCAGTCAGACATAACTATGAAGAGATTATCACTAAAGGTAAAGATGCAATTGATGAGATGATCAAGATTGCATCCGAATCCGAACACCCTAGGGCATTTGAAGTTGTTGCTACATTGATCAAGAACGTATCTGAAGTCAATGAGAAAATGATCATATTGCAAAAACAAATGCGAGAAATAAACAAAGGTTCAGGAAAAGACACACCTAAAACGACAATCGATAAAGCTATCTTTGTGGGATCAACATCAGAATTATCGAAATTGCTTAAAGGTAATAAGGAATGAAATCATTCAGAATCTTCATGACTGAAGAGGATCGAAAAGATCCGAAATCAAAGACTCTACACGCTTTCGATATGGATGAAACTTTGTTCCATCATGACTCTAGCAAATTGCAAGTGCATGTAAAAGATGCTCACGGTAAACATGTAAAATCTTTATCGAATCAGGAATTCAATCATCATAAATTGGAACCTGGGCATCATTATGATTTTGCAGATTTTCGATCATCAAAGAAGTTCAAAGAGACTGCAAAACCTATACATAAAATGATTCGAAAGCTTAAAGCAATTCACAAACACAACAAAAATGTCGAGATTCTTACCGCTCGATCAGACTTTGATGATAAAAAAGGATTCATCGATAGGTTGAAACATCATGGTATAGATGCGCACCAAATTCATGTCCGTCGTGCTGGCAATATTGAAGGTAATCCAGCAGAAACAAAACGCAAGGTCGTACACGACCTCATCAAAAAACATGGATATACCAAAGTACATCTATACGATGATTCAGAACACAATCTAAATCATTTTGTAAGTTTGAAACAAGATCATCCTAATGTAGAATTTCATGCTCATCATGTTTCTCATAATCCAGAAACGGGTGAGGTAAAGGTAACCACGAGAAAATTTAAGTGACAGATAAAACAGCATATAGAGATAATCCACTTTTAAAGAAAGCTGGTGTACAACTAGAATATACTCAAGAGCAAATTGAAGAGTATGTGAAATGTGCAAAAGACCCGATATATTTCGCACAGAATTATGTCAAGATCGTCAACGTCGATGAAGGTCTGATCAATTTCAAGATGTGGGATTTTCAGAAGAAAATGCTTGCCACATTCAGAGATAACAGATTCGTTATTACCAAATGCCCTCGTCAGGTAGGTAAGACAACAACGACAGTATCATATCTACTATGGGCAACTTTGTTCCAAGATTCTCAGAATGTTGCCGTTCTAGCTAACAAAGGATCTTTGGCTAGAGATATTCTGGCGAAATATCAACTCGCATATGAAAATCTTCCTATGTGGTTGCAACAAGGTGTTGTCACTTGAACAAAGGTAACGTCGAAATTGAAAATGGATCAAAAGTAATCGCAGCGGCAACATCATCATCTGCGGTTCGAGGTGGATCGTTCAACATAGTATTTTTGGATGAATTCGCGTTCGTACCTTCAAACATTGCGCACGAATTCTTCAACTCCGTTTATCCTGTAATCTCATCTGGTAAAAGTACAAAGATCATTATCGTTTCAACACCAAACGGTATGAATCAGTTCTATAAGCTATGGACGGATGCAGTCCATAAAAGGAACAACTATGCGACATTTGAGGTCCACTGGTCGATGGTACCAGGAAGAGACCAAAAATGGAAAGAAGAGACAATCAGAAACACTTCTCAGAGACAGTTCCAACAGGAATTTGAAACTGACTTTTTGGGGTCGACCAATACTCTCATCTCTGGATCAAAATTACAAAGTCTGTCTTTTGTAGATCCGATAGAACGATTGAAGCTTACAGATCAGGATATTTTGGATATCTATGAGCAACCAATTAAGGGTGATGGTGAATTGACGAAAGACCATATCTATTCAATAATTGTTGACCCAGCAGAAGGTAAAGATATGGACTGTTCGGCATTATCAGTTATTGATATGTCATCGACACCATACAAACAGGTAGCAAAATATAGTAGTTCTCATATTTCACCAGTATTGTTCCCATCAATTGTATACCAAACGGCTCGATTATTCAATGATGCTTATGTATTGGTGGAGATAAATAATACTCCTCAGATTGCAGACATTTTACATAATGATCTGGAATATGAGAATATCTTGAAGATTCAGACTGGAAATAAAAAAGCGCAAACCGTCTCTGCTGGTTTTGGTAGAGGTGTGCAATTGGGGCTTAAAATGTCCAGTATGGTCAAAAGAATAGGTTGTACGAACCTGAAAACCCTGATTGAGGGTGATAGGTTATTATTGCAAGACTTCGACACAATATCAGAATTAACATCTTTTGTATCCGTAAATGGTACTTGGATGGCGGAAGATGATAAAACTGATGACCTTGCAATGACTTTGGTAATGTTCTCATGGTTGACAACTCAGAAATATTTCAAGGATATTGTCAACCATGATCTGAGAAAACAGATTCAACTGGAAAAGTTGAAACATGTTATAGAGGAAGAAACAGTACCAGAAATGATGATGGACAACGGTTTGGATATTCCGTTCATGGTGGATGATGGTGATGTTTGGGTCGCAACAACAGATAAGGATCCTTATGAAGCCTATTTCAGGCAAATAATGAGAAATTGATAAAAACTAAATATTCCAATATAAAATAGTGTTCTCATGTTAAGGAGAAAAAAATGGCCATCCAGTTGTCGCCCGGTGTAAGCGTTTCCGAAGTTGATCTGACCACAGTTGTTCCTTCAGTATCCAGTACCACTGGTGCGTTTTCAGGAAAATTTATATGGGGTCCAGGAAATATTATCAAAGTTATCGATAGTGAACTGACTCTAAGAAAAACTTACGGCATACCCGATTCAAATACATACATTCATTATTTCACAGCCGCAAGTTTCTTGGCATATGCCAACGATTTGCGTGTCGTTCGTGCGCTGAATGCAAACTCAAACAATGCGATTTCAAACACAAATTCATCTGGTGTTCAAGTTGCGAATGAAAATGTATACGAAGCGAATTATCGTACTACCGCATCAAATGCGTACGGTCCGTTTGCCGCTCGTTATGCTGGTGCTATCGGTAACTCAATTCAAGTTGATGTTTTCGATTCATCAAATACTACTCTGTTCAGCGCATGGTCATCAGCAGCAGGCGCACTTGCAGCAAACTTTAGTTCTGCTCCAAGCACATCAAGCTATGTATCAACAATGGGTGGTGCGAATGATGAATTCCACATCGTCGTTACAGATGCTGGTGGTCTGATCACCGGTGTCAAAAATACTGTTCTTGAGACATACCCATTCGTATCAAAAGCTATCGATGCAACAGATGGAAACAACAATAGCACATACTATAAAAATGTGATATTCAATAATTCCAAGTACATCTATGCAATGGACCATTTGGATTATGCAAATACCAATGCGACATGGGGTAAAACTGGTCAAACAACTTTTGCCAGAATCTCTACTGCAACTTATCCTCAAGGCAATACTTCGCAT